TGGCGATGGCGCTACGCATGTCCAGGCGGGTTTTTGCATCCTCCTGCTTCTGGACATTAAGCATCGTCTGACCGATTTGCTTCACGCCCTCAATCGAAGGGAAGTCTGCCGCCGAGAATGTCGGCTGAACTAAACCCGTTCGCGCTCGTGCGGTGGGGACTCCTGTCCGTGCCTGATATACTCTGATCTTGCCCATTACTGCCACCCCATCAGGCTACTTCCTGTCCCGCCGAACTCACCACCCCAACTGGACCCATATGATGTCCCAGAAGCTGCCGTGTAGGATGACGATGAGGATGCCCCACCAAAGGACCCATATGCCGCGCCAGCAAGGGAAATCCCGGCAGACATAAAAGCCGCCCGCTTCTGTTGCTTGCCTCTCCAGGCAGCCATCGCACCCATGTATTCTTGATTGGCCGCTTCCGTCTGGGCCTCCCACCCCTTGAGCTTGCCTTCATACTTGGTCATCTGAGCATCCCATTCCATGATGCCGGCCTGCTCTCCGAGAACCTCTACCGGGGAACCCGCCATCTCCACGCCACTTTTGTAAACCGTGGTCGCGTTCTTGGCGAGGAGGCGCTTGTTCTTATCGCGCTCCATGTCCGCTTGCTTCGCGGCCGCGGAGACGAACTCATTCGCCCGCATACGCAAAATGGAAGCATTATGGTTATGGATCGCCTGATTGGCCGCGCCTGCCTTTGCCGCACCCATGCCGCCAACGACACTACTCGCCGCGGAAGCTATCGCCATGATCGTAAATGGGTCTGCGCTCATATCATTACCCGTTCGTCTTGAGGTGCGCGAACACACCCAGCACTGTTAATGGCAACGGTTGTTGCTGCCTGAAGTATACCGTACCTTTGCGGTCAAAGCCCTCAGAAAAGTCCACTCTCAGGTCCCCAGAGAACAATGCCGGTGCGGAGTCCATAGCGTCCGCACTGTCTCGGAACGGGATGACATCCACCTCTCCGTCCCGACGCCCCACCTCGATTCCAAGGGATCGATACATCCTCAAAATAACTTCGTGTATGCGCTTAATCTTACCCTGCGCTACCCCGTCAGCAGATCCACCCTCTATGCGCTGGGTTTCAAGCTGGGAGGTGTACCCAAGGCCGGCATGAACAATGGACGCCCTGGTATCAAGAGTGATGGACCCGCTGGAGACAGTCTTCGCTGCCTGGACCGCACCATTTGCGAGAATGTCCACACTCTCGCCCTCAAGGTGGGACAGGCCGCTGATTGTCGTCACCGCTTCCCTGACAGTCCCACCGGAGATGTATGCCGTGTATCCGGTGCCATCGATGTCGGTGCTGGTTTTGTCCTGAAGCTCAAACGTGGTGGACGTGACATTCGCCACAATGTAGCGGTTTCCGTTCAGTTCCGTCATGCCGGCAACGCCGCGAATATCTACATACTCTCCGTTGGATAATCCGTGCGCGGAAGACGTAGTCACCACCACAGGGTCAGCTTGCGTGGCACCCGTAATATCAAATGACGTATCCAAGGTCAGGCCGCTATCAACAAAAAACGCCGTTTCACTGCTGGCGGCATCATCCAGCCCGGTTTTCAGTCGCTCAATGTAGCGCACCGTCCCGCCATTCACGTACCGCTGGACGGCAACCCAGACCTCGTCTTCCTCGGAACCAGGGATGACGGCAACGCTCTCAACTACACTTGCAGTTCCCGCAGCATCAGAAGTCCCGCCCAGGACATGCTTGTGCCACCCGATAACCTTCTGCTCCCGTTGGTAGGTCAGCGCCGCCAAGGACCCGTCAGTCAGGACGCACCACACGATGCTATCCGGTTCCTGTTGGTATTCGATCTCAATAATGCCGGTGCGGGAGATATGCTCGGCCAACAACGTCAGGTCAGGGGAAACGAAACCGTCAGTCTCAAACTGGTACACAAACTCGCGGATCTTCCTGCCGGCCCTCTGCGTGTACAGCACCACTTCACCCACACGCTGGGGCAGGATGTTGGCAGACCCATAAGAAGTCTCTCGGACAACCCGAACGTTGGTGGGCGTCAGCGCCTCTTCATTGGTGGAGGCCGAAACCTTGAACTCGCCGCCGGCCGTGCCAACTGCCAGGACCTTGCCAGGGGAAAGCCACCGAATGGCGTTAACCTGATCTGTCGCAATGGTATACGTCACCCCATCATCATCAAGAGACCCCGGCGTGAAGTTGGTGTAGTCGCCACTCTTAGACCCCCACAAGGTTTGAGGGTTGTCGGTGGACCCGGCGAAGAATAGGCGCTGTTCGTAGAACGCCACAGACCCAGGATAGCTTCCACCGTACCATGCCCCCAGGCGCCAAGAAGTCTCTGCCGAGGTCCCGCCGAAGTCCTTCTGGACAGTCGCATCTACAAGCGTAGTTGAGGTGATCGCAGTGATCTCCGCATACCCCCAACGGACGCCGCCGTCCTCTATGAACTTCCAGGTGACCCCGTTGTCAACGATGGAGTCGCCCTCACCGTCCGGCCCCCCAGACCCAGCCGACGTGCCAGCCCGAATACACTCGTAAATATTGTCATTATTGCGAACGACATCACCAACACTATAAGAAGTAGAGGCAGCCCAAGCAGATGCCACATGACCGATGCGCACAATTCGGCCGACATCCGTGCTTTGAAAACCGTCGCCGCCGTTGATGCCCGTCGTTGCAGACGCCGTGATAGTGATGGTCCCAGTTGTGGCGCTAGGCGTAAGCGTAGTATTCTCAATGTTCTCGTCCAGATATGGACCGTCCTCAAACGCAACATCCGACAGCGAGAAGGTCGTGGCTGCCGTCCTGGTCAGTTGGGCGGGTTCGTGATTGGGGTGCGTGATATATAAGATGTCCGCTGACTGCGCGAACTGAAGGTCGAACAACTCACTCTCGGCGTAGGTCGTGACAACCTCTACCGCGGCAGACGGAGACCCTGAGACCACCTGGGCCTGATTGGCGTAGAACCGGATGTAGTTCTCACCGAACTCCAGGACGTATGCCTGCGAGATGGAAAACTCAAACGGGACCAAGCGTACCTTTTTGGAGTTGGTCTTAACGCCGGCAATGTATTCTGTCCCGCCGCGACGGTACACCCCACCCTGGGGATGCAGCAGGAAGTTGCTGACCGTCCTGCAACCATTGGCGTACTGGGCTAGATCAACCCTAGCCTCCAGAAGGGGACTTAACTCGCCGGCAGTGAAGTTGGTTAAGGGGACTGCGGCTGTAGGCATTAGTCAACCGGATTGACGTAAAGAAGTCGGGAGTTCAGCCAAGTGTCGGAAATGATGTCATCTGGGCTGCCTTCTTGTGCGTCTGCCGTCCGGGCCTCCATGATCTTCGTTGAGTATAGGTTAAACAGATCCACTGACAGGACGCGATTGTCCGTCAGGGCAATAGCCAACTCAGCCGCCATACGCGCAGCGAGGGCCTCGATGAACAGCCAATCGAATTGGTTGGGGTCTTCCACCCGCTTGACGTAACGAACACTGACCGTGTCGGAGTTCGCGAGGACAAACAAGCCCTCTACCTTGAAGGTTTCCGTGTCCAGGAGGTTCGTGTCGATCAGTCGGAGGAAGTCAGTCGGCAGGGCGAACTTCGCGCTGTACTCATAAGCTGGCGTGTCTGTACTTTTAGCAAGCGCCACCCGCTCCACGGCGAAGTTCCAGAAATGCGCCCGCAGTACAGAATCACGAAGCGGCTCATACACTAGATTGCAGAGCCGGGCAGCTTTCTTATTCTCGGTCAGAGAGGTGATTTGCTCGTCGCCAACCTTGGATAAGGCAAGGTTGCATATCTGGACTTCTGATGCCATCAGGCCCTCCTAGTTGAGAGTATGGGGGACGCCGAAGCGCCCCCCGACACTCGTTAGTCAACTACATAGAGGAGGTAGCCAACCAGATCGTCGTCGTCGGCAATCGCCGTGTCCGTCGAGGAAGCGCGGATAACAACACCGCTCTTACTCTCAAACACTTTCGTGCCGCCCGTGGCGTTCAGAGCCGTACCGAACGAAATCGTTCCGGCGCTCTCAACGCTGGTTCCGTCGTCGATGCCGTTGACATCAGCAGCAACAGCGTTGCCGTCGAGGTCAGTGTAAGCATCCCAGCCCAGGTCGATGGTCGCGGAAGCAGTCGTCCAGTTGCAATACGCGCTGGAAGACGCCGCCAACAGCCGGACCTTGCCGGCCGGGAGCTTGACGAGGGCAAACGAGGAGGTGGCATCACCGGCACCGGACTGGTTGCAGGTGAAGTAACCGATACGAACGCGACCCTCCCATTCCGTCGTGCCGTTGGCATTGGACGGAACATCAGTGAAGATGTTTTCGTATTCAGTCGATTCTTGAGTCGTAACAGCCATTGATCAAGCCTCCTTAGCTCGGGTCACATTCAATGTACCCAACCTTTTTCTCTTCCATGCGGGTCGCCCCGATGCACATGGAGTAGAAAACCTGGGTAGCATGGTTCTTGTCAGCCCGCTCCGAGATACGCGCCGTCGGGTTCATGCCCACGGCGAGCTTGATGCCCGACTTGGCGAAGAACAAGACTTTGTCGTCGCTGTTGGCGTCGGTGCCGATCAACTCGGTGCGAACGAAGTTGAAACCCATGAACGTGTTGACTTCACCCTGGACGAGGGCCTTAACCACGTTGTAGTCGCTCGACGTGATTTCGGTTTCCGCCAGCAGATTGCGAAGCTGTTTGGCGTTCAGGATGACGAAACGAGGATCGTCGGGGTTCACTTCATTGGCGTCGAGAATTTCCTTAGCGGCGCGGAGCTTCTCAACGTTCAGGCCCGTGTCGGCAGCCGGCGAAACGCCAACCTGCACGTCAACGGTGTTCGCCGTGTCGTATGCCGTCGAAGTGGAACCGTCAACGCCCGTGTAGGCAGTGCCGTCGGCAGCTTCAACAATCGCTTCATCGATAGCACGGCCCATAGCGAAAGCAGCGGCTTGCGCATAGGGGGACGTGGGGTCAATGAGCATCCGCACACGATCTTCGTTGTCGATCAGGTCGGCCCAGTCATAATCGACCAGGGAGACACGCCGACGAGCGTGGGGAGTGTCCATCTGCGGGGTATCCGCATGACGGGACGGGCGCTTACGCGCAGCAACGGAACCGATCTGCTCAAAGAAAGCATTCTTGCCGGTCACCGATTCGACATCAACAGTCGGGCGCAAACGCGAACCCTTCTGCTGCGAAAGATGCATGACGTTGGCGCTATACTGCTCAACGAATGCGGTGGTAATTTGAACGGACATCTTGTCCCTCCATCTGTTAAACCAAGTTACACATGCCCCCGTGGGGGCGGCGATACCCGCTGTCTTAGGTTATCGGTAACCCGGCCTAATCTGATGCGAGACTAAAGGCGCTAAGGCGACAAGAGTCGTTATCTCAGACTTTCTTGACTTTTTTAGGAGTTCCGGGGGTCCGCTTGTCGATAGGGGGCCGTGTCCGAGCGTCCATGCAAAAGTCTGAGATCATTCTAGCTTTTTCGATTAGAATGTCAACATCCCGCCACTCATTTGAGGTTGCGTTACGGGCGACCACTTCGATCGCCCGCATACGCAGATTAGATACGTCCAATGGTGTACTCACCGATCACATCCTTTCCGTGAAGTTCCTCCATCAGACGCTGCATCTTTTGCACCATCACCGGCCGCTCCAGGTTATCCGCGTCATAGAAGGAGGGGTCACTCTGGATCTTGGCAATCTCGGCCTTCAACTGCGCCGGGGTGCGAGCATTCTCGTTCTCGCCCTCAAGCGTAGTATCGCCCATGATCTTCTCGCCGGCCTGTGCGAAAGCCTTTACGATCTCCACATTGTTGCCGAGACCGCTGGAATCGAGTTCTTCCGCCAGAGCATCGCCGCCGAATTCGCGAATCGCCCGCATAGCCTGATTGAGTTTTTGGTCGTAGGCGTTGCCCCATTCGGTGCGGAGGGCGGTCTGGGCGTTCGCCATCTCGTCCTCGGCGTTTCGGACCATGCCCTCAAACTGCTGCCCGGTCTGTTCCATGTACCATTTCTGGAGGGCATTAGCCTGGGTGGACGTGAGGCCCGCGGTATGTGCGACCTCCTTGAATTGGTCGAGCATTCCCTCGTCGAACGGGGTTCCTTCCGGCAGTTCAACGGCGTCGAACTCATACCCGGCAGCCTCTTCTGGCCGGCCGATCTTATTGTAGAAGTCGCCCCACTCCTCGTCGCTTTTCGGCATGACAAGCTTATCCTGGCCCAGCATGGACGAGGCGTTGATGTAGCTTTTCGCCAAGGACTCAACCGACGAGAATTTACCCAGGTTGGGGTTATCACGTAGGTCTTCCGGCAGGCCGGCTTTCCAGTCGTCGTTAACGGCTTCCACAGGTGCCGGGGCTTCCGGCGCTTCTTCTTGAACAGCTTCTTCAGACATTGTCTTCCACCTTCTCTGGTAAATTGATGAAGTCTTGGGGTGAGTAATGAAGGATGGACATGATGCGTAGAGCAGCGTTCCGCATTCCCTCATTAAATGCAGTCTCCTGGGGCGTCGATCCCATCGTGGAATCCAGCACAAAGCAACTGACAACGATGTCGTTCAAGACCCGCCGCCCTTCGTCTGTGCTGAATGCTATGGAATAGTCTCTAGCCCGTTGAGCTATTTTCTGGCTTGTCATCCACCTTGAGTGAGTTTTGAAAGGACATCCGCGCCTTGACCCGCGGCAGACAACCCTTCTTGCAACTGCATCATTTGCTGCTGTTCAGCCTGCTGT